AAGTTTTTGAGTAGTCTGTTTGGTATATTAAATTCAAATTTTACACAATATTCGTTAGGATCTTCTGACTTTATAAAATTTTTAAACGATTTCAAAGCGCTTTCAAATCTTAAAAAGGTAGATTCTCCACTAAATCTATAGACTAATACAAGTGTGTCTAAGTTCTCTCCCATAAAACAGTTTAGAAGAAGCTTACTGTACATGTATAAACGTCTATCTCCATTAAACATAGGCATAAGAAGTAAAGAAGATTTAGTCCTATTAGCAACTCTACAAACATACTCTGATGTTTGCTTCTTCTCAATCATATTTACTTTGTAAGGAGTTTTATTTAGTAGAACTGTTTGTCCTACACTAAAATTTCTCCCGTCTGGAAGGTCAATAGACATGATCTTATCACCGAACTCTACATCAGTGATAAGACTTTCATATCCATTGACATTAAATTCCAGGGGGGAGAGTATTTTAATGTTTGTTTTACGTTTAGTTGTATCCATGCTTTAAAACTTAAGAATTAAGATAATTATTGAATTCTATTGGTTCTAAAGGTCTCCGTATGTTATATAGTGCTTCCTCTTCAGATCTGAGTAGGTAAACAAGTTTGAACGTCTCTGTAAATTTACAAATTCCTTCGTACTGACCAAACTTTTCTATATAAATTTTTAAAACATCTTGTTCATAAGTAGTATTTCCATCATTTCCATTAATTATTTTCTCTGCTGTCTTAGCTCCTAGGCCTGGTATACCGGGTATACCATCTGTAGAGTCGCCCATAAGCGTTTGCATCCATAGAAATTTGTTAGCATCTTCTTTAGAAGTGTTTACAAACTCCATTTTTTGATAGTTTAAATGTGTACCAGCAACTTGTTTTAGCACATCCTTATCAGGACTGCAGACAACACAAGATTGTCCTTTTGTGCTGCCCACTATTGCAGAGTAAATACTAACACAATCGTCAGCTTCTAAGCCTAAAACGCCTTTAAATCCCCATCTTTGCTTTACATATTCTTTTAAAGCATAGAATATCGGAGGTTTTGTGCTAAGCTTTCTATTGTATTTGTACGGCCTTGTTCTGGCTATCTTATATCTAAAACATTTTCCATCTGTTAAAAATCCAAAATATGCATCAGCACCTGTTGTGTCAAGTATAGTAGTTATTCTGTTGTTTATCCCTTGCATTGCCTCTTCTAGGGTATCTTTACCCATTTCGTAGTACAGAAGACTATCTGCATCTATTAGTGCTATTTTCATATTAGAAAAATTATGGGGGCACTAGGCCCCCAATTATTATATAGCGTTAAGCTCTGCAACATTCTTGTCGCAAGACTCTTTACACTCTGAATACTCCGTCACTGCTTCAATTCGCATGTCTGCCCACTGCTCATCAGTCATAGCTGCATAAGTAGAACTATGATAGATAGAACCGTTAACACCTGCAAGAGAAGAGTGTACAAAATACTCTAAGCATCTAATAGCACCTGTATTGTCGTCAGGCACAGCACCAATGTGCATAGGATCTACAAAGATGTTATGTATCTCGCCGCTGTAGCATGCGATATACTTAAGACCACCTAAGTGTAAACCTTTAACACAAGAGCGATTATCGTTTGTATCTACATGAGACCAATCTGGCAATCTGTGTCTACAACCAACTTTAATAAAATGCTGAGGAGAGCCATAGCCGTTTACACCTTCGCAATAGAACGCGTCTCCACTTGAACCCATAACTGCAGGTTCAAATAAGCGGTCCTCTACGTGCTCAGGAAGGCCATCGCCCTCTATCTCACCTGTATCAGGATTGAATGTACGCTTGTACCGGTCAACTTTTTCGCCAGTCTCTTTGTCAAACTTGTGCATAATCTCATTAGATACTTTGTAGCCATTAAGTAAGCCCTCGCTAGTAATCTTCATTTGATACATAGTAGCTCTACGATCTGCAACCTCTTCACTAAGACCGTGCTCTTCCATGAGCTCCTCTTTTAGCTTAGGGTGAACATACTTTAGATTTACAAAGTTAAAGAAGCGTTCTGAAAAGTCAGCGTCTACACCTTTCTTTCTAAGTATAGGGTTACGCAGCCATCTAGTCCACATCTTAACAAGCGGTAAGAAAGACAAACCTTTGTCGATAGATTCAAATATTCTATCCACTAATGCTTGAGGCATAGGGTAACTAGATACTACACCGTTACTCTTAAGAAAGAACTGGCCAGTAGCTTTGTTCACGTGAATGTGTTCACACTCTGTCTCAATTGTTTTAGTGTAATCCTCTACAGCAATCTCGCCAAAGTGCTGTAAAATATCTTGATACTCTGCCATACTTACTGCATCATCTGCAGCATTTTTTAGCGTTGTCATTTCTGAATACAGCTCTTTGCTGTATGTCACGGAGAAGTTTTTATCTCCATATGATCCTGAGATCACATCATCAATTACGTTTAGTGTAATCATAGTTTAATTGTTTATTTGGGTTACTAATTTACTAAATTTTAAATTAAAATACAATGTTTAGAACATGTATCTTATTGTGTTCCAAGGTATTATCTCATCATGCATAGTTCTAAAAGCTCGCATATATGCAGCTTTAAGGTGTCTATTATACCTGATGTTTCTACCTCCATACTGAGAGATTTTAGGCTCTTGTATGCTCGGTTTCCATAAGTCGTCCTCTGTGTGAGGATGCTTATTTAAATTAGCTTTGTGTTTATTCTCGTTGTGTGTTAAGAATATAACCTCTGCTAGCACCTGCTTTTTGTAATCCACATAGTCATTAAGCATGCCAAATAGATCTTTGTACTCGTCTAGCCAATTATCATATATAATGACTGGACTAAAATTTACATGGACATCATAGCCTGCGTCTATAAATGCATTGATAGCTTTGATTCTATCTATGATTTTAGATGTGCCTGGCTCGTGAATGTCTGATCTGCTTTGCGGCATAAGACTAAATCTAATACGTATTTTACCTTCTGGGTTAAACTGTATAAGATTAGGATTTACATACTTAGTAGCAAAACTACCCATTGCAACAGGATGATCTCTAAAGAATTCAAAGATTCTTTCCCAATCATGATACTTAGCATGTAATGCAAAGTCCTCATTACAACTAATGTCGTATGTAGTAAAAACAGGGTGTGTCTGGTTAGGCTTTGGTACTGGCGTGAAATAGGCATGATTGTTTATCTCAGTAAGTATATCACCTGTATTTTTAGCAACTGATAGACCATCAGGTTTATGGCGCTTCATATAACAGTATGAACAGTTATACAAGCAGCCATAACCAAACGACGGAGATATGTAATCCGTCGATCTACCTGAAAATCTAATATCAAATGCTCTCCTAGTTACAAAGGCTAGCTTCCCCATTGAAGTCTATCTTTTGCATCTAGGTAAATACTAATCTCCTTTTGTAGCTCTGGACTAATTTCTGGAGCTGAGTCAGGATGTACATCAAACTGACCTATAGTAGATAGCATAGTCGATACCTCTTCGTTGTACTCTACCAACTCTTGGCAGTTATTAACAAGTCTAGTATCATATGCACCTGCATTAGGCATATCTAACACAAACAACTCTCTACTTTTAGCAGCAATCAAAGCAGGATCTGTAACTTCCTCGCAATAAGCTTGGAATGCAGCAATCCTTTTCACATTCTTTTTGATTTCTGTAACTATAGAGTCATCTTCATCACCCATATCAAACCACTTTCCAGACTTGTAAGTAACTAGTTCTGCAGCTTCATAACATTCCTTAAACTTCTCAAACAGTTCAGGGTTAATATGTTTAAGCGCAGACAAGTGTCGCATGTCTTTGACGGCCTGGATCTTTTTACCAGTATACCATTTAATTAAGTGTGAATCCATAGTGTATCCTCCATCTGAATTTAGTTGTAAGAAAAACTCATCAATGTGTTTACAGTTAGGGTTCTTCTTAATGTGTTTAATATATGTTTCTCTAACTCTAATAAGCTGCGGCGTATCCCACTGATTTTGCATCTTGTCAGGCCTAGCCCATTCTACAGGCTGGCCCTTATCCTCACCATAAGTTGAGTATACACGAACAGGTGGTTGCTCATAGTAAAACATTTTACCGTGCTTACACTCGTTCCAAGAATACCACGTATTTTCAGGAAATACTTGTTCAAATGTAGGAGCATAACAACCAATAATATCAGCAGCAAGCATAAACTTAGCCTCATCAACAGTACTACCATAGTAAATAGTTTTTTGACTTTGCATAAGTTCTTTAGCTTTAGGCTCGATCTTATCCCAGGTATAGTTTTTACCATCATTACGCTTCTTGTCTTCTCTAAGAGTAAAAGCAACCATACGCTCTTCTATCTTACGACGCTCTGCAGGTGTAATATTCTCAAACGTTGCAACTTGTTCAGCTGCAGCTGCCTCTTTCTTGTAGTCTTCTAGCCATTCATCGCTAACTTCTATGTCATCATAGCTTTTAACATGTGGTGAAGATTGAAAGTATGCAAACTTAGCTTTTTGTCTAACAACTTCAGCATTATATGCTGCCATTGCTTTTCCCTTTTCTACTCCAGGAGGTAATAAACTAATAGCTTTAGGCATAGCAATAGTAGGAAAACTAATAACTACAATGTTTTCTTGATAGTCGTCTTTTTGAGCCTGTTGTAGTAAATACAAATCTTTGTACTTATTAAACTGCTCATTTGTTTTAATGTAAATATTAGTAGTACTTACACCTGACCATCCGTCAAACTCGTCTCTCTCAAGACTGTCTTTACCAGTTCTATAGTCTCTAAGCTTTGTAATCTTCTTAGCATTCATACCTTTAAAGAAAGTCTTAGGCATTGAATACCTTATATCTTTGTTAGGTGCAAACTGAGGGTTGATAGACTGCCGATCAATAATATTAGCAATCCTACCTAGCGTTGAAGATCCATTTGCTTTACTGAGAATATCTCTACAAGATACAAGCCACTGAACAATGTCTGTGTCTTTAAGCTCTGCCTGTATTAGCTTAGTAGCTTCTGCAGCTGCCTTCTTAATAACACCTTGAACATATGCCTTAGTAGCGTCATTCCATATCACTTTCTCACGTGATGGTGTAACATCTACACCTTCTTGTAATACTACATCTTTACCTGTCTCAGGATCTCTCATAACTTGGCGAGCAGGACATTTAAAGGCAATTGGACCCCATAATGTCTCCATTTCCAACTCACGGAAATCAATAAAACCATAGTTAATACCAGTAGTAGCCTCATTATTTTTAACAACCACAATATGCGGTTTATTAAATACGTAAGTGTCAGCTACAATAAGGTTTTCAGAGTTAAAAAGGACTTTAGCTTGAAAATTCTTCTCTTGAACGTCAGTTTCTCCATCTTCAAAATGCTCAATAACACTAAACTTAACATTATCAAGGTACAACAGCTGTTCTTCTACAGAGTCCATAAACTTAGATCTGTTATGGCGCTTAACGCCAAAAGAAATCTTAGTATAATTATCTGATTCTGTAGGCTCATAATAAACTATACTCCCATCAGATAAAGTAAAACTAGGGTTAATAGTTCCATTATTATTAAACTTAGGAGTTGTAAAGTCTGTTTTGTAGTTATAACAATTACACGTTATCTTTCTACCATTGTGTACTGTTTCAATAGTATAGAAATCGACGCCCGTAGACAGAGGAACCTTCGCACCTAAACCAAATGCTCCGAAATTCTCTGAGGTGTTACGTTTAGTTGAGTAACCCAATTCCAAAACACCTTCTAATCTACGACCGCCAATACCTACACCATGGTCCATAACGATGAATTTGTCGCAATATCCAACGCCAGGATGTTTTTCATAACTGATGTAAACTTGGGTTTCTTCTGTATTTAGATGCTTTATATCATAATAACTAGCATCAAAGTTACTGTCTGAATACTGCTCACCGTTACGGGTGATGTAGTAATCTTCTGCTTTTGAGCTTCCTCTAAGGATCTCTATAGCAATCTCTTTTTCTCGTTGTGCGTCACAAGCATTAGTTGTGAGCTCACGAACTGTAGAAGGAATAGGTGTAGAGTATTGCGTTGATTGTAGAATATCAAAAACCATCTTTTCAGCGCCTTTGTTAATCTTCTTTGCAATACCGTCTGCCCCTACTATTTCTTTATCAATAGTTTTAATAGCCATTTAATTTTTATTTATTAGCTGTTAGACATAAAAAAAGCCGCTATTTAGCGGCCATTTCTTTAATTAGTTCTATTGTTTCAAGAACTTGTTTCTGATTCTTGGGGAGAAACAATTTATATTCCAACCCATTTTGCATGATATGCTGTTTAAACATCTTCCATTTTAAAGGAAAGACATCGTTAGCAAATCCTTTTACTTCTATAATCCACTGTCCTTGAGGATCTACAAAGTCAGGAGTATATGTTATAGCCCTGACTTTTGTAGTATTATCCACAAACTCTTTGTGAGTATTAGGCTCTACACATGTATGAGGAAAATGAAATCCTTCTAAGAGTTCAAACCTTTTCTTTTCATACAGTGCAGGTATACCCGCATCTTCAAGTTTTTTATAGGTAAATAATTCTAATTTTGATCTAAACTTTAATCCTTTGTATACTGCTGCAGTAGCATTTCTAACTTTCTTGTTTCCTTTTCGTCGTCGTATTGGCATAATCTGTCTCTTCAGTTTGTATATAGTCTCTGTGTATTTTCCCATAGATTTTCATTTCTATTAAAGTCGCTATGCCTCCAAAAGAGTGCCACTCATCTATATAGTCTGATAAATCTTTACAGCGATATATATCTGGAATAACTATGTTTGTAAACCAATACTTTTGTCTAATCTTCTCCGCCATGGTTTGACCAGGGTTGTTAGGATTATCAAAATCATTGTCATAAAATATAGCTATTCTTTTAAACCTAGACTTAAGGTGTGTAATAAGTTTCTCTTCGGGCATTACCATCTCGCTTTGCAGCGCAATTGCAGGTATACCCATTTCGTACAAACACATTACATCCTTAAGTGAAGAGGTGAGAATAAGCAAATCTCCTGTATCTGGAAGCTGCTTATAACCTTGCACATGCTTATTAGTAGTATTACTAGACCATTTATATTCCTCGTTTGGTGAGTAGATCTTATATTTCTTTCCAATTTTATATGCATAAGTTATTTCGCCACAGCTAAACCTATTTTCATTAATCCAATAATGTGAAATAGGTGATACATCAAATTTAAGTAAAGTCTTTTTAGTAATCAAATATCTTTCCCAAAACAATTTATCTGACTTATTCCAAGGCCTCGACTTTTTCCTAATTATAGTTACTTTTTGCTCTGTTGGCCTTTTCTTTGTAATAGACGCCATGTAGCCCATAGTAAATAATCTACTAGAATCTTTAGAGGTTAGCCCAAGGTTAAAATCATTGTCAATAACTGTTAAAGCTTCTATAAAATTGCAAGAATACTTGAACTTAACATAGTTAAAGCAATCAAATGTATGATCAGGATAGCCAAAATCCTTGTATAAGAGTTTTCCTTTCCAGTAAACTATACTTACACCAGGATTCTGGTCTTTCCTTAAATCACTACAAAACTTCTTGTTAAGTTCTATAAAATTTGGGCAGTAGTATTTGAATATATCATACTCACTAATCTTAGAGAGTATTACATCTGTATGCAAATGTTCATCACTACTCCTGCTCTTGATCATAGTTTCTAGTTATTATACCCAAGTATCGTTTTCAGAAACTGTCTCTTCGTCCGGAGTTACAACTGCTAATTGAGGAGTAAATGTACCCCATTGTAAGTCAGTGTTAAACTCTGCGTTAAAAGATTTGTACTCATCGTTAAGAGCTTTAACAAAGTAGTCATCTCTTTGCGGCTTAACTCTACCAAAACATTTTAAGTACACATTTTGATATTTACCATCTTTAACACCTACAAGCAATCTAACTTGATTGTTAGACAACATTGTTACTAGAGCTTTAAGCTCTGTAATCTCACCTTTAACAATCTTGTCCATAGTGTCAAACACTACCTCGTCACCATAAGCAACATTAGCCCACGATTTAACAAAATTAATAAGAGTTTCTTCGCCTGTGTAAGCTTTACGGGCTGTCTCTGGGTTTTTAAACCAGTCGTAAGTAGGAACACCTTCAGACCATACATCTTGACCGATGTTATTTAGCCATTGGTATTTACCTGTTTTAGAAACTTTATGCTTTGCCTGCATAAGAATTTCCATACGAGTAGTTACATCTTCATTCTTAACCCAGAACGTTAATTTAAAATACTCTTCACCGCTAAACTCTACATAGTAATTAGGCTCAGATTTTACATTAATTCCTAAAGCGTGTAGCTCTGTCATTGTTGGGTTAATTGCGATAACATTAAAGTTACTAAGTCCAGAGTATAGTTGAACTCCGCCACCTGATACTTCTTGCTCGCTTGAATTGCTTTTAATTGCCATTGTTTTAAATTTAATAGTTAAAATGATTATTTGTACTCTCTTCGCTACCAAAGTCTGTAATGTTTGCTTCTTTCATAGCTTGATTTTGATCTTGAGCATCTAATGCTATTCTACCTTCAATTTCTTCTTGGTAAGCAGCATTCAATGCGTCAGTTTCTTCCTTAGTTTCTACAGGGATACTAGTTTGATTAGGATCTACTGTAGTAGTATCATCTACAAATGTAAAAGACATTTTCTTTACTTTACGTGCCTTTTTACCTTTAAGTACAGGATGTTCAAACATTTGTTTTACTTCCCATGCTTGTAAATTATACTTCTCTTTGATACCATTACGATCAATTCCATTCTCTAGATCTTCTAAAATCATAGAAGTTGATATTACTTCTGGCGTTTTTCCTTTTGGAGCTTTCTCTTCTCCATTTGTTCTTGCTTCAATCATTGTTTTAATTTTAAAGCGATTAATCAATAAATATTTCTGACCATTCCAAGGGCATGGTCTTGCCCTTTAAGTGAGCACATCTACTACCTGCAGTAATATCATCCATAGAATCAAAAGAAATCATAGTTTTCTCATCTTCTCTGTATAAATAACCTACCGCGTCAGCGTTTGCGCATGTAATTTGCTTGATTTTACCAGTAAGATCTAGGTCTTTAACAGCCACTTCTTTACCTTTCTTCTCAAGCATTTTGTCCTTTAGGTGGCCAACTAAGATAATATGATCCGCCAAGGTGTTCAGTCTGTCTATCCATTTTTTGTATGCTATACGTAAATACAAATAGCCTGCGCCATTAGGCAGTGATAGTACTGATGCACCTGGGTTCTTAGTATCAAAGTTTTTACCCATAGGAGTTTGCATATATAATACTTTAGCATCTGCTTCACACCATTCCTCTAGTTTAGAGATAGTGTCAATAGCTATGTATTTATATGGCTTTTTAGCTTCATGAATTGCTTTACCGGCTTCTCCCAGTTCTTTCAGGTTTCCCACTTTTACTTTTAGCGCGTCAACCATGTCAGAACCGTCTTCCAAGTCAATAATTAGACAGTCATCAAGCTGTGATAATACAGTAGTTTTACCAATCTTTGGCGCACCATATATTATCATATTTTTAGGCGATTTACGGCTCGCCTTAACCACAGTTTTTGGTAATTCCATTATCTTCTTTCTTTAATAGTGAATGTGCTCATGTCTGCTTCATAGCTAATCATGCCAAGCAAACCGTCGCGATTTTTTTCTACGTGACAGGCCAACAAGCCTTTAGGGTCTTCGTCACAATACTTAGATGTAATGCCATACAAATCGTAAGGCCTGTTAAGTATCATAACAACGTGCGCATCTTGACCAATGCTGTCACCACCAAATAAGTCAGTTAATAAAGGTTGATATTGATTTTTAGCACGATGCTCTTGCTCAATATTCCTGTTTAGCTGAGATAGTAGGATGTTAATAACATTGAATTTAGACTGCATATGCATACAGCCTTTAGATACTGTGTTTAGTCGTCGAAGCTCCGTATCTTCCTTACCGCTGATAAGACGGCTATGATCATACAGATTAACAACAATAGTGTCAGGATCAGTTTCATGTAGTTGTTCATTTGTATTTATAATATACTCCATACTTCTAGGGTAGTTATTGAAATGAATATTGTACCCTGTATATTTTTTAACTTTACTTATATAGTTTCTAAAATCAATGTCAGTTAATGGTGAGTCTACTGATAATAAATCACTTATCTGTTTTTTTACGTCTTTTGATGCAGAACGCATAATCTGCTGATAACCAGGCATCTCAAATGTCCAGTACAGTATAATTATTTTTGCATTCTTATTTGCATCCAACAAATCAAATACTAATTGATTACTAAATGCTGATTTACCCACGCCGGGACGGCCAGCTACAACATACATCTTACCTTTTTGCAGTCCGCCTAACAAATTCTTGTTAAGTCTAGGCCACATAGTCTTTAGTACATCTCTTTCGCCTTTTTTTGCTTGTTTTACAACAGCAATAGACTGATTAACAGCCTTTTCAATACTCTGAAATCCTCTTTCTTGTAAGATTTTAGAGCTTCCTTGTGATTCTGGTGTCTGTATCATTAGTTTCATCTATATCTGCATACTTTTCCCAAGTATGATTATTAAGCCAAGTTTCTAAGTTTTGTAGGTAGCCTAAATTGTCACGCTCAATTTTAAGTTGATTATCTAAGCAGCTCATAATCTGCTTATGTACGTGCAATTTAGTTCCTACGATCTTTTTATACTTTTTCCTAGCTTTAAGGTTAGCATTACAGGACGGGTCCTTAGCATGTAAAACTCTAATACCTTTAGTAGTATTGACCTTCATAGGATATTTAATAAGTAACTCATTAAACATCTTATCAAAATTACTTGTGAATAGATCTATAAACTTTTGCCTTACAACATGAGTTTTAGGAGATGCTCCCAATTTTATAAATCCTTTCTCTTGTAAATCAATCCAATTAGGTTTTAAATTCATGTTTGCTACTAAATCATGTCCATTTCTGTAGAGAATATAAAGCGCAGTAAAATCATCTGCGCTTAAATTCTCTTGTGTAAGTAAGTTTACATCTATTTTAATTTCCATCTATTCCCAAGTAATATTTTTAAGGTTTTTAACACTAGCTTTTAGCCATTTTTCTTCTTGGCTATCTTTTACGTATAGAATATAGATTTTACCAACCTTATTCTCTTGAAATCTAATAAGCCTACCAACACGTTGTATCATTGATAGCGACTTACTAGTTAAACCACAGATGACGCCTATACTTGCATCTGGCACATCAAATCCCTGGTTTAGCGCTTTAGTACTACAAAGTACAGTTTTAGTACCATCTCTAAAGTCTTCTATCGCTTTCTCTTTCTGTTTCTTTGTTTTTCCACTGTGATATACAGTAGCAAAAGGTGAGTTTGCCTCTGCTAGTTCAGTAGTAAATGCATTAGCACCGCCAAACACAAGCATTTTCTCTCCTACATTCTTAATTACAAGCTTTTGCAATGCATATATCTTTTGACTAGCAAAATCTACAATCTTTTTACGTGCTCGTATGCAATTATAAAATTGAGCAGCTGCTTGTTTCATTTCTCCAGAAGCTGACTTGTCTGCAAGCACACGTTTAGCTTCATTAAAAGCGTCAAAGTTCCCTAGCTGATATTTCCAGTAGATAAACTTGTTGTTAACCTTCTTATAATCAGCTTGTTCAGTGTCTGTAAGCTCAACAGGAATGCAATGAATCTCGTATGGAGAAACGAGCCCTAAAGATACACATTTATCTAATGTAATCCTATAATTTATAGGTGCAATTTGCTGTAATTTTATATTATATTCATACTCTTCCGGAAGTGTAGCAGTCATGCACAATAGTGTATCATATGTATTATTATCAAAGAACTTTCTATACTCTGGCGAAAGACCAAGGTGAATCTCATCACATACTACAATGCAATAGTTTTCAGCTTTAAGTTTATAAGCACTTTGATAACATAATATATCTACATCTTCAAGATACTTTTCTTTGTCCCATTTTATAAACTCATCTTTAAATTGCTTTTGTAGTTGTGTAGTAGGTACTAGTAACAATGCCTTTGAAGGCAAAGTCTCCCAAGTTTCATACTCTTTATCTAAGATGTGGCATATTGCAAGAACACCACACCTAGACTTACCAAAGCCAGTACCTGCGATAATACTACCGCAGTATCCAGCTTTAGCCCAAGAGTTTAAAGCATTTCTTTGCTCTTGACTCTTTATCTTATGCATCATAGTGACACTTTCCATAGGTTCACTGTTCTATTAGTTTCTTTATCTATAAAGTCACCTGCATATTCTACTAATCCTTTTGTTCTAAGCTCTTTAACACGACCTGTTACACGGTTTATGTCCCACCCAAGCTTGCGAGCAATCATACGATTAGTACCCATGCCTATCTCATCTTTAAGTATTTGTAATACTTGTAATTGTCTCAATGTTATTTCATTGTCTATAAATAATTTTTTATAGGATTCTGTTGATTTCTGGTTCATAATTTTAGGTTTAGTAAATATATAGGCGCACATGATGTTCGGCAGTCTTACCTGGAGTCACGGTCTTAAAAGAGATTACTCATGTCTCTTACCTATATAATTATGATTAATGAATAGATTGATTAGTTTTTTCTTTTCTTTTATTTACTGTTTTTTTCTTTTTATAAGATTTTCTAGGCTTATTTTTATTCGATACTTCAGTTTTAACAGCCTTTGTACTGCTTTTAGATTTTTTCCTTTTGTTGCTGCGTGGCACAGCATCTGATTGATTACGTCTTTCATTTTCTTCTTGAAATTTTTTCTGCTGTTTTGAATACTTAATAGCTTCCCATGATATTAACAAACCAATAAGAACCACAGCTCCTAATGCAATTTCCATATTTATAAGTTTAAGTAAAAAGTACTAAGGGGAGACCGCATAGACGACCAAGTTTATAACCCCCTCCCCTCAAGTACAAGAACAACCTAGCCCATATTGCTAAAGCTAGGATTTAGATATGTAGCACTCACGCAGCCCACTCTCGTATAATAGCTAACAACATAACCTGGGGCCTTATTGGTATTGTTGAGACATTACCACTAGTTATGTGTTAGCATAATTTTATATTCTACCGTTATATTTAATATAATCTTTAGTACTCATTTTAAGATTTGGATCATGAGGTTTTGCATAACTTAATGCAGGACATCTATTTCCAAACATAAGTATAGCAGTATCAGCTACTACCATGCCTCTGTCATCAGAAATCATAAATGTTAATCCTCCTTCAGATGTTACGTATTTTGGCTCATATGTTCCTTTCTCTTTCTCTACTTTCTGTTCTACCTCTGGTTCGACCACAGGTACATAATCGTGGTATCCTTTTTTCATAAGCTTTAATATATTGGTTGATTACAATGTTCACAAATGCGAACTTTAAGTTTGTTTAAATTTTCTAGTTTAATTTCAATATCTTTTTCAATATAACTTTTAGCAATAGAGAGTCTTTTATCTACAGTACATAAATTACGCATTGAAGAAGCAGAATATAATACAGTTGCATGATCTCTTTTTATTTGTTCTCCTATTTTAACAGAACCTGTTTTTGTTAAATCTCTTGCAAGTAAACAAAACATTTGTCTAGCTTCTACTATATGTCTAAGTCTGCTTCTACTTATTATTTGTCCTTTTGTAACTTTCATTTCTCTTCGTATCGCTCCAAATATAACATCATACTCTGTTGGATAAGCTCTTTCTTTTGCTCTACCTTCAATAGTAGTTGATTGTACTATTTCTCCCATGATTTACTGATATTTGTGTCTGCTTTGAGCAAACCGTTAGTAACTACAACTAATGCAGCTTTTTCCATAAGCTCTGTCATTTTAACTACCCATTTATCAGCATAATCTATCTCACATATAGTATCTATCTGGTCATGTACAGTCATCACCATTTTAACAGGTGCATTAGTCTCTTTAATAAACTCTCTTATATAATGTAATGCAAGCTTAGTCATATCAGCTGACGCTCCTTGAATAGGAGTATTCTTACTTGCTCTTTCTATACTTCCAAGCTCACGCTTATCTGCTTGGCTGTTCCAAATATTAGGATACCATGTTGTAAACCAGCGTCTTCTGTTGTACGGTGGAAATGTTTTTATGTATCCATATTTTTTACCAAACGAGGCAAGCTTGTCTAAGAACCCACCAATAGATGGAAACGCTTCAAAGTATTTCTCAATTAATTCTTTTGCTTCAGCTATTGAAATGTCTAATGTATCTGCAAGCTTGTTAGGACCCATACCATATGCAAGACCAAAGTTAATAGTCTTTACATTAGTACGTAGTTTCTTATGTTTTGAGCAATTACATTTAGCTTTCGACTTCATGTAAGCACAATCAGCTTCAGCTGCATCTCTCCATTCTTTAGCATACACAAGATCTGCACATACAGAGTGTAAGTCCTGTCCTTCTTCCAGACATTTTATCCATACGGGATCTTTAGACCCAAAAGCGATGACGTTCAACTCTTGACTACTGTAATCTGAAGAAACAAAACACCAGTCTGTAGGTGCAGTAAAGCAATTTCTAAAATCATTTGATGCAGGTATTTGCTGCATGTTAGGTTTAGAACTGCTTACACGTCCTGTGTCTAATATTTGATGAAAGCTTGTGTGTATCTTACTATCTGATGACACAAACTTAAAGAACGCTGTTCCATAGCTTGTCGCAATCTTCATCTTTTCTTTGTATTTAACATACTTATCTATAAGATTAAACTTGCGTCTGTATTTATACATTTCTTTACCATTGACATTGTCCAGCTCAGGCACTAAAGTTTTAAATACTTTTAGCACTTGTGTTGGTGATGTCCATTTTATATCTAATTTTCTAATCTGTTCTTGTTCCATAAATAAATCCCCTTGTACATACTTAGGGACAAACTTCTCTAATCTCACATCATTTAATACTAATGTGTCTAAGTTTTCTTTTAATTCAATAGCTTGCTCTTCACATATCTTAGCTAATCCAGTCCATGACTCTTTATCAATGTCTAATCCGTTATACTCAATGTCTGCAAATGCAAGGACAGCATCATTCTCAAGCTGTACTACATTCTCTAATTTATACTCCCCAATAATAGGTAATTGTTTCTTTCTAATCTGACATAAATACTCTACATCCTTCGCACCGTATACTATCTGGTCATCAGTGTAGGGTTGACCAGTTAACCCTATGAATCTATTTCTAATCTCTTTGTTAAGTTTTACACCTAAATACCTCTCACACACATGTGCAAGACTATATCTAACATCTTTACCACAGTTTATTACTTGTTCAGCTAAGAATGTGTCATAAATATTCTCACACTCTATGTTAGCCCAACGCTTGATAAACTTATAGTCAAACTTAGCATTATGAAATAGTTTAATAATGTCTTTACTCTCTAAAACTTCTCGTAATGGTTCAATACTTACAAATCTAGTATCAATGATAAATTGGTGGTCTTCATCACCTATTTGAAACATTATCATCTTCTTACATGTAAAGTCAAAGCCTTCAGTTTCAGTGTCTACACCTAATACTTTCTTGCTCTTACAATACTCTACTGCTTGTTCTATTGTCCCATTCTCAAACTGTTTAGCATAACTTAATGTATCAGATATAAAATAAATCATTCTTTATCCTTAAACATTTTGTTAGCATCTTTAGCTAATGCTTCAATACCTTCAGCTTGAGTTATAGTTATTTCTGTCCCATCAAACATCATTGTGTCTTTCTCATCAGCTAATGCTTGATGATACTTTTGAGTAAATTGAGTTTTAAATGTACCCTCTTGGCACATTGTGTAAATGCGTTTCATCCATCCCATAGTTATTTCATTTCATTTTTTAATGCTGACATTAGTTCAGCAATGTTAGACACTTGCTCTACCACAGGCTTATCCTCATTGTAGCGTTCAATTAAAAACTTTTGGTGTTTTTTACTTCTAATATTTATGTGCTTTGGCACTTCAAATGGCCACATAATTAC